ATCCTACCGCGCCTGTGGCGGTATTACCTGTGAGGTCAAGAGTACCGCCCCATCCGTTACTCCCCCATGTGCCATCACCCCACCCGAGAGACACGGCTTACCCCTTTAGGTGGTAGCCAAGCGCAACAGAGCAGTCGAAGTCGTGTTGGAAGGCATCGTCAAGGTGAAGGTTCCAGCCGTGATCGTCTGCGAACCAAAGGTGTGAACACTAACGGCCTTGTTACTCTGTGTTGAGTTATAGATCAACACTGCATCAAACGCCGTGGTCAACGTCACCGTGGTGTAGCTGATCGAAGCCGAAGGCGTCCAGTACGCTGTGCCTGCGGTTGTCGAGGTGTTTGAAGATAGCGGAGCCGTTGCATTGGTCACCGTCACGCCACCAGCAGAGTACCCAGTACCAGACACTTCACCAGAGGCCGAATAAGCCGTGGTAGAAGCATTGATCGTTGCTGACGCAAGATACAAGGCCGCTTTAAACGTGTCAGCAGTGGTGGCTGCACGGATCGGTGCAGTGCCAAAGTTGTGAGTTGCTGTCAAAACCTCGCCCAAGAACGAAGTGGTCATTGCTTGTGTGTTTGCCATGATGTTTCCTTTAACCTAATGATGCGGCTTCAGCACCGGCAAAAACCGGCATTTTCTTCAACTGGACATGGGCAGAACGATGTACAAGTTCGCCCTCCAGCCAATACTCAACCCAGGTGGTCAACTCATTGTCATTGTCCACGGTTCCTTCCCGCTTCTCAAGCAAAGAATCATCCATTTCGCCCTTGGTGGTCGTGACTATCAATTTGAACTCCTGATCAGTGCTGTGGTTGATGTGTTGGCTGGCATCGTGATTAAGAACGTGGTGACTGATGTCTTGTCAGAACCAAAGTCCAACACGGCTATTGACCTGCCACTCAACCCTTCCTTCACGCTTGAGTTGTAGATCAAAGCACACCGGGCTGTGATTACACCTGTCCATGACACATTTGGAAAGCCTACATAGGCTGTGTATCCAGAACTGCTCACCGTGATCGGTGTTAACTGCAAACCCCCAGGCGCATAGTTTCCCCCACTTGCCTCATTGCTAGTGGAGTAAACGGTTGTGCCTTCATTCAAATTAGCATTCGCTGTATACAGGGCAATCTTGATCACATCCGTGGTCAAGTCATGGATGCCCTGATAAAGCTCAGCTTTGAAGCTGGTAGTTTGTGTTTGAACAATGCTCATTGGACTGCCGTTCTGACCTGACCATCACGATAAGCATCCATACGCTGTTTGCCATCGCCCAAATTCTTGAGCAGCGCAATAGACTGCAAATACATATCTTGGTAAAACTTGACCAGATCTGGCTCACCCTTCATGTATCGAATTGCCTCTACCAACGTGCCATTGAGCAGAGCAGAATCAAAGTGTTCGCCCAGCCATGTTGTTCCAGCAGTCACAATGGACTCTGGATAGTAGTAGTAGTGCAACTCAACTGAATACGTTGCATCTGGCGTAGGGCCAAGGATGAAAGACAACTCTGTTGCAGCCGTTGATTGCGGGCCAAAAATAGCATAGTGCTTGGGCTTGCCACGGTACGCCACTGACGTATTTGGGTACGCCTCACGCATGAAGTTAACATCTTTATTTAGCAAATAAAGATAGTCGCTTCCGTCAATCACAGCCAACGAATAAGCAGAGAGAAAACTTGGATCATCAGGGGCTGACAAGTATTGATTGCCTGCCGTGATTGTCCCCGTCACGTTCTTGCGCAAGTTAGACAACTGAACAGTGTTATAGATACGCTGCTCAGCCTGCTTAATCATTATGTTCATGTCTACCGTGGGAAACGTGTTCTCACAGTAGTCAGAAACAGCAATGACCAATTCGTTGTAAGTCATGCCATCGGGCCTCTTGCCATCACGCCCTTGGTGGCTGCGCCAGTACCACGGATTTTGATGCCGTCAGTCTTAGGTGCAGAGTAACCATTGCGATTGATGTTGCCAACAGACATATTCACATTTGCGGCTGCACTACCATTCGGCTCTTTGCCAGGGTTTGTCTGCATAGGAGCAGCTTTACCCTTCATAGTATGAGGAACAGCATACGTTGCCGCATCGCCAACTTCCTTGCCCATCATCTTGTTGCTAAATTTAGCCATTATTTGCTCCCAGATTTCTGGTTCATTGCGCGGGAAAGATTCTTCCCGTACATCTTGCGATCCATGCTGGTAGGGCCACCGGCTTTCATGCCCTTGGTGTGCATACGAGATTCATGGCCTTTGACCATTTTCTTGGCTTCGGTGTCGGCAATTGCCTTAACTTGCTTCTTGTCCATATCTGCTCCTAAGTTGTGCTAACCGTTACTGTACCAACACTTGCCGTTGCCACCAAGTAGTTTGGCGTCAGTGCTACATCAAAAAAGCTAGATCCGCCAACCGGACTCCAGCCCCACTGTATATCCCTGGAACCTCCAGTTGGGTATCCACCAAATCCAGTATTGTCAATCTGCAAGCCATTCGGCCCTGCCGTGACATACGTTGTGTCCCGCCTGGGCGCTCTCAGAGCCTGCGGATCCTCCACTGGATACATACCCAGCAACAATTGAGGATGATCAGGATCCCAGCACTCAGGACAAACTTTGATCTCATACCGCTTGGTCTTTACAACCTCGGTCTTGAGCTTCTTAAGTTTGAACTGCTGCCCGCATCGGTCACACTCAGCAATTGCAAACTTGCCTGATGAGTATGCATTACCCATTAGGGCGTACTCCCACCTATGAACATCTGTCTCGGCACAAACCTGATCGGCGCTTTCTCGTGATCTTCACCAGCCGCCAAAGTAAATTGCTCGTCATATGCCATCTTCAGCATATCCATGCGGCCCTGCAATTCAGGTACCTTCATGGCAATGTAGTAAGCCAAACCCGATACTACACAGGGCAAGAAACGGAAATTCATGTCTGCAACCTGGATACCAGACCCGGCATCTTGGATCCGGCGCATACGGTAATACACAAACTCATACGATGTAGAGTTATCTGGCGTAGGCCACACTGTTACCGCTGGTAGCTGGGGCACAAATACCGCCGTAGCAGTCGTGTGCGTAGCTGCGGTAGTGTTAGCTTGCCCACGGAAGCATGAACCTATCTCGTTCCCAGAGATGTAGCCGTAGTAAATGATTTCATTGTCCAGCTTGATAAACCCAGAAGACGCTAATCCAACAGTGGAAGTCAACGTAATCGTGGTTGCCGTGGTGGTAACGCTTCCACTTGTCAGCAAAGTAGTGGGGTTTGTTTCACCAGACAAACGCTGAATCCAGACCTGGATTGGCCTAGCTTGCTGCAATTTGTTGGGAATGGTTGCATAAGTAGAAACACTAATGCGGGAAATAGTCAGGTCTGCCTGGGTTGAAGAGCTATTTGCACCCGTTCGAATCACATGATCCAGCAGATCAATGGTGTCCGATGGCAGCGCATAGGTGTTCAATCCTGGCGTCAAAGGGAATGATCCAGCCTCGATAGTCCACATATTTAGACCACGATTTGCCCATTCAATGGTCATCAAATTCATTGACCTGCGGGCTGTTCGCAAGTCATAGCCACTACGCATTTCACGCCCAGCACGTTCCCACGCCTCCTCGGCGATCTCCGTAAACTCCATGTTGAACGCTGAAGTGCCAGTGCTGTATGCCATTATCTAAAACCTGCTGTTTTCTTTGCTATGACTTTAGGCTGGGCCACAAACTGCTTACCTGCCGCCTTACCTTTGCGCTTAGCTTTGGTTGTTGCAGCGTACTCAGCAGGGGACAAAGACTTAATAGCGGCTTCAGGGAGATACCTCTCACCTGTTTTTGACGAAGGCTTCCCCGACTTAGTGCGCCATTTCTGGTCGCCCCAGTTTTTAAGGGAAGTCTGCGGTGCTTTCATTCAAAGTCTTCAGCGGTCAAGCCAGCATCTTCAAGTGCCAACTCTTCTAAAATTTCATCCGTGCCACAAGTGCAAGGGCCATCTTGCATCACGGCGCAATCGTCCATATGTCCTTTAATCACGATAACCTCCTCCAGCCGCTTTGTACTTCTTAGCCACAAGCTGCGCCTTACGGGCTGACCATTGGCCTGCGCCCGTGCCATGAGTTGCCGCTGCCTTGACCTGCGACACAATCTTCTTGCGCAAGCTGGGCTTGGTATAGTTTCCAGCAGCGTTGACCTTACCCCCCTCAGCGTACTGAGTGAAGTCAGTGTCATCACGCCTAGCCTTCCTCACCCCCTTGGGCATTTTGGAAGGGTTTATTGATCCCATACCACGGCTTGCTCTCATTTTTTAGCACCTTTAACTTTTTTGGCTAAAAACAATTTATCAACCATCTTTACCCGTTGAGGCTTGGTTGTAACTTTGTTGATAATACTTAGCCGTTTGGACGCATCTTTACCTGGGTCGTAAAACCCAGCTTTTTTTAAAGATCTAGCTACTCCGGCTTCAGTTTTTGAGGTTGCCATAGCATTAGCAGGCTTTGCCGCCTTTTGCAAGCATCTTGCCTTTGGTCTTGCCTTTTTGAGCAATGCCATCAGCACGACTAGATGCAGAACCACCCTTGGCATAAGACATACCGCCACCCATCATTTTCTTTGCCATGCCGCCATGTTTCATCTTGCCTACGCCGTCAGCAGCAAAAGCAGGAACTTTTTTTCCGTCTTTCATAGCCATAGGCATACCGCCGCCAGCCATCTTTTTCATGCCCATCATCTCGGACATCTCATGTTTCATCATGGATTTAGGAGCGCCCTTGGCTTTCATAAAGCCAATTTCTTTCTTAACCATTGCTTTAGATTCTTTCATGTCACCACCTCGTGAAAATGTTTTGCCTTTATCGGCTTTTGCAAACTCTTTTCCCACGGATTGTGGGACTCCTGCTTTCTTGGCGAACGATGGATTGTGGGCCACCGCCTCCATGAATCTGTGCTGTTTGGCGCTATGAGAGGGCACTTCGCTGCTCCTTCATAAACAGGTCAAGTTTATTCTCAAACCTGTCTAATCTATCCATTATCCGATCAATGTCTGTATGCAAGTCTACCTTGGTAACGTATTCTTTTGGCATTTCTTCTCGGGTTTTGTTGATCAAAATCTGAAGTCGTTTGATCTCATCGGACTTCTCTTTCAGATTCCAACCAAGTAGCCCCAGAAAGGCCGTCAAAATAGCATTCCAGATAGCCATTTCCATCAGCACATCTTCCCGCGAGTCTTGCCCCGTTGTGCAATGCCGTCAGCACGGGATGAGGCTGACACCTTACCACCCTTTGCATAGTCTTGCTCTTTGGTTTTTCTGGTGTACTTTTCTTCCAGAATATCTTGCCGGGCGTTCTTCTCAGCCGCGCTCATGTTGGCTTCTTTGAACTCTTGAGCAGTTGGGCCACCCTGACCACCACGCCCAGCGCCCGCTTTATCAGAAGCGCCTTCGCCCGTGTAGGTATAACCCCCAGAGCTAGGCTTTGGATAATCAGCAAAATTAAATTTGCTTTTATATGGGCGATTTGTCATGCGCTCATACTCATCAACGGTCATGGTTTTGCGTTTACTTGTGTCGGCCATGATTAGCACATCTTTCCGCGAGTTTTACCACGCTGAGCAATACCATCGGCACGACTAGATGCCTTGGAAACGCTTCCACCAGTTTTGTAGGATGAGCCCAGAGCTTCACGAATACGCTTACCAAGCGGCCCGCTATCAGCACTAGCAGCCTGTGAAGATCGCACAGACTTTGCATAATCAGAATCCGCTATTTTGCCTGAACCACTTGGCGCAGCCGTGGCACCCATTTTCTTGCGATTCTCTTCATAACGAGCATATGTTGCCGCTTTTTCTTCATCGCTAGGCCCAGCAAATACGCCGTATGGGCCAAACCCACGCTTAGTTTCCGATGTTTTAGGTGCAGATTTGACTGGTTCCTCCGCTTTGGGAGCAGGTTTTGCAGGAGCTTTTTCAGTTTTGGCGGCAGGTTTTGCCGGAGCAGATTCACCACGGCGAGTTAAGCCACGCTCTTTGTTTAAAAAGTCACGCAATGACAAACCAGAAGCTTTTAATTCTTCTTTTGTCACGATGCGATTTCCTTTGTCGCCTTTTACGCCCGTCTTTTCGTTAATTACAGTAACTTCCGGCGCAAGTTGCGTTGCTTCAGACATACCAGTAGGCGCAGGGCGCTCATCTTCTGCGCCACCGATCATGCTTCCCTCTGGACCAGCGAAACGTTTCATCTTCTTCATAATTACTCCTTGATAGGTTTTAACAATTCCAAGCGTGCAATGCTTTATTAATCCGACTGTTTGGATCTTTGGCCGTCTTCTCGGATGTGAGCTTCTTTTTCATCCCAGTCATCCTTGCACAGAAAGAGTCTCGCCTGCTGCCGCCCTCTGGTTGAGGAGGCTTCAGATTCATACCCTGTTTTTTCGCAGAGGCCCGACCCTTGGCGTTTAAACCACCACTTGGGTTCTTGCCTTCTTTGCGTTGCCATGCTGGGCTAGCCATTTGCCACTTTCAAGTGCAGTTTTGCGTGTTCTTTGAGCAACGGCTGCAAAGCATCTTGCTCAAAGTTACGGGTGAATTCTTGTGTGCCAATGTGTGGCAGGCTGATCATCGGATCCAGATAGATCTTGAATCCATGCTCCCTGGCCCTGCGGCAGAACAGGTAATCCTCGCCAATGTATTCGCCATCAATGATGGCAAAGTCAAAGACGGCATACTCATCTGATCCATCTCCGTCACCCTTGTACTTCCACTCAGGATGGGCTGCGATCATGGATTCAATCACATGGCGGCGAATCAGCATAAAGCCTGTCGCTACGCTCTCCACACGCATCAGGCCGTTCTCATCAAACTCTAACTGGTTGTGTTCATCCAGGTAAAAGTCTAAGAAGAATTTGGCATCTGCTGCCCTGCGGGGATACGTTCCAGCCACAACGTCCCGGTCAGTAGCCAAGGCTAACAGCCGTGTTACTGCATCCACATTGATGACGACATCGGCATCCACAAACAGCAGATCGGTACAGTCTGAATCCATGAAGTTGGATACCAGCTTGTTCCGTGCTTTGGTGATGATTGAGCATCCAGACAGGTGTACCAAATGAATGACAACACCCATCTTGTCCAACTTGGGAACGAGTTGCGCTATGGCAAAAGCGGTCTTGATGTTGACCTTGCCGTCATAGCAAGGGATCGCAATCATAAGCTTGCGCCCCACCAAGTTGAAGCTTTTATCAGCCATAGTAAATATTAGCGGAAAGTAGGTTGCTCATGCTCAAGTAAATACCGTTTTTAACCAGTATTCCTTCGCCGGGAATCAACGCAAAATTACCAAACAAGTCAGCCGCACCAGTATCGTAGCTGGCAAGCCACAGTGATGCGTATACAGCCGCCGTTCCAGCAACAATAGTCCCAGAGTTAATGTCTGTGACGGTAAACGTGTTTGCGCCTGTGCGTGTAATCGAGTAGTTGCCGTTCGTGCCTGAAGACCCACTGGCTGTTGCAAAGGCAAGCCCAACTACATCCCCAGTAACCAATCCGTGAGCGGTCTTGGTAACAGTGATAAGCGTAGCCGCCCTCTCATATGTCGCAGAAACGGGTGCTGTGGCGGTGTCAAAGATGTCCAGTGTTCCAGCCGTGGCTGTGCCAACCATAGAAACAGCTTTGAGCCTGTTTCGCCCTAAAACAACAAACCCTGAGTTGTTAAGGTGTCCTGATTTAACGTCAGTTTGCATTCCCATAATCAATCTCCTAAAAAGTGGGGGCCGAAGCCCCCTGGATCAATTAAGCGGATGCTGGGAACTGCGAACCGTTAGAGTCGGCAACAACGTACATGATGGTGTACTGCACAGTACCTGCGGTCACTGCGGCCACGGTAGGAGTCATGGTGGCAATCACTTTAACGTCCGTTGCGCCAATACCAATCCCGTTAGGCGAAGCAGTTGAAGTCACGCCACACCATGCGCCCAATTTGGCGGCTGCGTTGCTGATAGCCGCACGGCCAGCGGAAGTTACGTCAGTAGCGGCCCAGTACAAGGCGGCGGTTGTGCCGTCACCAATGCTGACGTTGGCGGCGGTTGAGCCGGTAAACGCAACAGTGGTATCAATCAGGA